ATATTTAGATTAGTTAGGCTAGTTGCTGTTGATGCCGTAAATGTATTTAAGTTTGTTAAACTTGTCGCAGTCGATGCAGTGAATGAATTTAAGTTTGTTAAACTTGTCGCAGTCGATGCGGTAAATGTATTTACCGATGCAGTCCCTGCACTCAACAGGTTAATACTAACTTGTTGAGAAGCGGATGATGCGTTTAGATTTGTTATACTAACATCAACGCTTGCCGATTTGCTTTCTAAATTAGTTAACCTAGTGGCTGCCGATGCAGTAAATGATTCTAAATTGTTAGTATCTATTATTAAGCTTGCAGTAGTACTATTCACACTACTATAAAATGTAGAGATATCTACACCATCAACATTCCCTGTCAATGTTATATTTCCCAATACATCTATTGATTTATTTATATCTAATGTCGAATTTGTATCATCCCATAATATACTTGCATTTGCACCCGAAATATGGAATCCCGCACCGTTAGATGCTGCCGATGTTGTTGATCCGGATGCAACTGATAATACTTTATCTTCTATAATTAATTCCGTTGTATTAATTGTAACGGTTGTTCCCTGTACAGTCAAGTCACCAAATATTGTTAAATCACTTCCGTTTACGGATATAGCCGATTTTAATGATGATGTGTATGAGTTTATAGATGATGTTGCAACGTTTAATGCATCTATACTAACTTGCTGCGATGCGGTATTTGTATTTAAGTTTGTTAAACTAGTAGCAGTGGATGCAGTGAATGAATTCACAGATGCGGTTCCGGCACTTAATGCATTAATACTAACTTGTTGCGATGCCGAACTTGCATTTAAATTGAAAATACTGCTACTCGCCGATGCAGTAAATGAATTTAAGTTTGTTAAGCTAGTCGCAGTGGATGCAGTAAAACTATTTAAATTTGTTAAACTCGTTGCAGTAGATGCAGTGAATGAGTTTAAATTAGTTAAACTTACTGCAGTTGATGCGGTAAATGAATTAACCGATGCAGTTCCTGCACTTAACGCATTTATGCTAACCTGTTGTGATGCCGAACTTGCATTTAAATTAAAAATACTGCTACTTGCTGATGATGTGAAACTGTTTAAGTTAGTTAAACCGGTCGCAGTAGATGCAGTGAATGAGTTTAAATTAGTTAAACTTACTGCGGTTGATGCGGTATTTGTATTTAAGTTTGTTAAGCTCGTTGCCGTAGATGCAGTGAATGAATTGACAGATGCAGTCCCCGAACTCAATGCATTGATACTAACCTGTTGAGATGCTGAACTTGCATTTAAATTAAAAATACTGCTACTTGCCGATGCAGTAAACAATTCTAAATTTGTGGTTTCTATTAATAAACTAGCGGTTGTACTTTCTATATTTGTTAATCGTGTAGAAGTAGAACTCGTAAATGAATTTATTGATGATGTATATGCAGCAAATGTAGAATTAGATGATGATAACAATCCACTGGGCAGTAATGTTGAGAATGATGATGTAGCTACCGCACTTGCCGTACCGGTCGAATTACCTACCCAAGCATATCCACTCTGTAATGATGCGGTTAAATTACCTGTTAGTATTAAATTATCAGCCCATATATCTTTTGCTACACCGATACCTCCAGCTACTCTAATTACTCCCGTTACTTTCGATGTTGCGTTTGTCGTACCCGTCAATACTATGGAATTTGCGGAAGAATTTCCTCTTCCCAAAACAGAATCCAATGTATCTGTTTCCGTATAACTTGCTACTACTCCTGTAAGTCCACTACCATCACCATAAAACTTTCTTGCCCACACATCCATCATAAATCCCGCACCACCGCTGATTATGAGTGCTCCGGAACCAGATGATGTCGCATTTGTAGTGTTTGTTATTACAATTGGATTATCGGTTGTATATCCAATATCTGTTACATCCTGTAGCGATAGTAGAGTGGGTCCAACATTTGCGGTTGGATCAGATTGTAACACCCATTGTGTAGATGTTCCATCATTATATCTTATGTATGATTTTCCAGTATCACTATCATACCATATCATATTATCATATGTGGTAGATGGTGCGTTTACTGATGAAGTTATGTATATATTTCCAACTATAAGTGATGATGTTGGTAATAAAGAACTTTTATTTGATGAATTACCCACCCAAACATATCCTTGATTTAATGAGGCCGTTAGTGATCCTAAAACATCAAGATCACCATTTCCCACAATATCTCTCGTTACAAATACATCCCTTTGAAAATTACCATCCTGTGTTACTACCAATTCACCAAATGAACCGGTTCTAGTTAGAGTGATAGACCCCGTAGTAATACTATTTGTTGTTACTATATGTTGTATAGATTGTGTGGTGGATGATGATACGTGAAGAAATACTCTTCCATCAAATGTATTAATTGCAATCTCACCAACAGAAAGCGAAGATGTAGTAGGGACTTTGCCCGATAACGCCGAGCGTTTCAGAATAATGCTTTGAGCCATATCTATGGTATCCTTTAAAAGTTATATAACAACAACGTAGTATATACTACCAGAATAAATATTATTTATTTAAATAAAAAAACCCTTCCGAAGAAGGGTTTTTATTTTTATATCATTTTATGAATTAGAAGGAACCACCATCTATAACATTACTCATCGTAAATGCAGTTCCATTCCATTGTAACAAATCACCATCCGTAGTAGGTGCAGTTACCAAATCCAAATTACCAGTTGTTTCTCTAAACACCAATCTTTTACTAGAACCCCCCGTTGGGATATTAAACGAACCTGTAAATGCTGAAGCGCTAAAGGGTCTGTTTGCTGTCCACAAATCAGGAGTTGCTGCGTAAGTAAAACTTGCACCGGAGCCTGAAATTAATATTCCTGAACCATCTGCCTGTGCAGCGTTTGTTGATCCGGATGCCAACACTATCAACTTATCTTCTACAACAAGTTCGGTAGTATTGAACGTAACAGTACTTCCTTGTACTGTCAAATCACCAATTACAGTAAGATTTGAACCATTTACCGATATTGCTGATTTTAAAGATGAGGTATAGGAGTTTATGGATGATGTCGCAACGTTTAATGCATCTATACTAACTTGCTGCGAAGCTGAACTTGCGTTCAAGTTGGTTAAACTTGTCGCAGTCGATGCGGTAAAACTATTAACCGATGCAGTTCCTGCACTTAATGCATTGATACTAACTTGTTGTGATGCAGAACTTGCGTTTAAATTAGTTAAACTTACTGCAGTTGATGCAGTGAATGAATTTAAGTTTGTTAAGCTAGTCGCAGTGGATGCGGTAAAGCTATTTACAGATGCAGTTCCTGCACTTAATGCGTTAATACTAACTTGTTGAGAAGCAGTACTTACGTTTAAATTCAATACACTATTACTAACAGATGCGGTATATGAATTTATGTTTGCTACACTAATATCAACCGATGCAGATTTACTTTCCAAGTTTGTAAGTCTTGTTGCCGCGGATGCAGTAAACAATTCTAAATTAGTAGTTTCTACTATTAAACTTGCAGTAGCTGAGTTTAAGTTGGTTAAGCTTGTTGCAGTTGATGCAGTGAATGAATTCACAGATGCAGTTCCTGCACTCAACGCATTTATACTAACTTGCTGCGATGCTGAACTTGCATTTAGGTTTGTTATACTAACATCTACCGAAGCTGATTTAGATTCTAAATTTGTCAATCTAACTGCGGCAGAAGATGTAAAAGTATTTAAGTTAGTTAAACTTGTCGCAGTTGATGCAGTAAATGTATTTAATGAGGCAGTAGCCACATTTAATGCTGCAATTGATGCACTTATTGATCCACCACCAATCGATAACTCAACTGCATCCAATCTACTATCAACAGAACTTGAGAATGCGGTTACATTTCCAATACCATTAATAGAACCACTAATTGTACCCGTAACATCAAGTCCTCCTGCAATGGTTACTTTCGTATTATCAGTTGCCTGACTCATTATTGAACTTGATATATGATCTTCACCAACCGCTACTGTAAACGTATTGGTTGTAAGTCCAATTTCATCACCAAGAGATCCTGTGTTTTTAGGACCTGAAATTAATATAGCGGAATTGTATCCTTCATTTGCACCGGATGGATGTTGGTACAACCAATGATTATTTACGGAATCCCAAAATAGAGAACCCGTAGCGCCTGTTGATCCAGAGTCGACTACACTAATACCACCGAACCTAATAGCTGGTGTGAATGTATTTAAAACAATTTGATTATCTCCTATACTTACCGCACTTGCACTAATATTTGAAATAGATGAAGAACCTATTACAACCAAATCGTTCTGTATATAAACAGAACCGCTAAATACTTGCGTTCCTATGAAAGTGTTTGAACCCGTTGTTGCGTATGATCCGGTCTTATTCGATAATGAATCTAATCTATTATTTTGAGTTGTATTTGTAGTATCGTTTGAACTCGTATATGTATTTAACGCATTTATACTAACTTGTTGTGAAGCCGATGATGCGTTTAGGTTTGTTAAACTTACTGCAGTCGATGCAGTGAATGAGTTTATATTTGTTAAGCTCGTTGCGTTAGATGCAGTAAATGAATTTAAGTTTGTTAAACTTACCGCAGTTGATGCAGTGAATGAGTTTAATGAACCAGATGAGACGTTTAGTGCATTTATACTGATTTGTTGCGATGCAGAACTTGCGTTTAAATTAGTTATACTTATCGCTGCAGATGATGTAAATAATTCCAAATTAGCAGTTTCAACCAATAAACTCGCCGTAGCAGAGTTTATGTTTGTTATACTAATTGCAGTAGATGCGGTGAATGAGTTTAAAGAAGAAGTACTTACATTCAATGCATTAATACTAACCTGTTGCGATGCCGATGATAAGTTTAAGTTTGTTAAACTCACCGCAGTTGATGCAGTGAATGAATTCAAAGATGATGTTACCGTCTGTATTGCCGCAAATCTACTATCGGCGGATGCTGTATATTGATTTAGCAATGCAATACTACCCACACCCGATGCTTCTAATGAATCCAATCTACTATCAACCGATGCGGAAAATTCTTGAATGTTACCAACCAAATTAATTGCCTCATTTGAATCCGTTCCCAACAAATATAAAGTTGGAAGAACATTGGATGCACTAACGTAGTAAGGAACACCGTTCAATAGACCGTTATATGTGGCATTGGAGAATGTATTTGGTACGGTAGTACCTCTCATTACTCTGTTTACTGCCTGTATTTGTCCGTTTTCTGCTGCAGCAAATACGATGGATGATCCATTTGTAGGGGATATATTCGATGACCCCGACGCTATTACTAATTCACCCTTCGATAAAGATGAGGTTACACTTGTTAGTGATTCAAGACTACCACGCCTGTGTTTAATTATTTGTGCCATATTTTAGTTATTCTCCGTTAAAATTTATTGATTATGGTTATTCAATATATAAATATCATTTTTTTTTGATTACCACTCTCCTTGATCTATAATATTTGCATCCGCACTTCCACTAGCCGATGGGTCTGCCGGTAAAACCGTTCCACCTGCCAAATAAATCTGTGCAGGAACATTTGTATCATCCGCATTAGGTCCTTCTGGTAAGTTGTTTGCATCCACAACACCCATTGCACCACTCACTATTAATGAATAAGAATCAGCATCTCTTGTAGATATTGTAATATTTTTAAGTGTACTACCATCCAATTGAGTAGATGATGATATTATTCCTTGAGGTATTCCTGTTATACTACTCCAATCCGATGTACCGATTGTTCCACTAAGCGCATATCTTACATCATATGCACCGGTCAGTTGAGATGATGCTGATATCACCCCAATGTAATCAACTACAGTTGTTACCGATTCGGTGAATGTTTCTGCAATCGCAGCTGCCTGTATTAGGAATGAACTACTTTCTATTTGTTTCAGTTGTATTAGTGTTGCCATTTATTTAAATTTACCTATAACATAAATATTACTTATATCTTGTGAATTGAAATCTATATATTCATCGTTTAATGTTATAATAACATCGGTTCCAACTTCTTTTATTGTATAATTTCCTGGAATATGCAATCCATCCACTATTATTTCAAAATTGTCAGGAGATACTCCTTCTGTCCCATAATCAAGTACCGTATTATTTAAAATAAGTTTACCAAACCCCTCATTACTATACGCATCAACGTTTTTAGAACTAACCCTACCACTAAATTGTAAAATTTCGTTGTAGAATTCGTTTATAGTATTTCTATTATTTGTTACTTTTGTTGTATTTGAATTTGAACGAGTATTTGATTGATAAGATGCCGTAGATGGTATATCTATATTTAATAAACTGCCCGTTAAATACAAATCATCATTTAGATTATTTGGATTTATTTTAGGTAAAACTCTATTGAGTTTTTTTGCGTTTGAATTAAATCTATTAAGCATAATTTTCTATATCTCCTTTTAAATAAATTTCATCCATCTCATCCAATTCATATTGAAATTTATTTTTTATAAATTTTACAACTATTCCATCTACCCCATCTTCTATCAAAAAATCTCTATTAGAAATATTTTGAGTATTTATATAAATAGAAACCCTATCTTGTAATTTTCTATATTCAATTTCTCTTAAAACTTCTACAAATCTATAATTTTTAGCTTCAAATATATAATAATTTGAATCTTTTAAATTTTTTACAGTTAAATGTACACCTGATATTTTTCTAGATATTTTTTGTGTTATATCTAATAATGTTCTTTTCATTATAAATCTATAAATTTACCCGTTATAGTTATTTCATCGGTATTGGTAACATCAAATCCCAAAATTAATGGATAAAATGTTATAGTAAAGTTTCCTGTTGCGATTACATATGTTACTCCAAAATGTGTACCATAATAATATCTAACACCATTTATATAAAGTTTAATATCATATGGTTCACCACCTATTGTCATTGTGCCGGATATTACGGATGTCAATAACGGTGGTGCTTTTATTGGTTTGATAGCTGTAAATGTTATTGTATTATTTGCTACAGGGGTTTGTACTTTACTATTGTTTAGTGATAAAAAGTCTACAAGATCTTTGTTATCGTAGTACGGAGATGGAGTAGTTAGCAATCCTTCAAGTCTACCATTTGCTGTCATATCTGTTTCAGTTGATACTATAAATCTACCAGCAGATATTGACTTTTTAGTAGTTGCTTCTCCATCAAACGTTTCAGGAAGTAAATAGGCCTTTACATTTAATGAAAATTCAACTCTATTAATTCTTTCCGTACCTTCTCCCACCTCATTTACAACATTAAATTCTCCTACTGATGTATTGAATTTAAACTTATCTTTATCGCCCCAATAAGATCCTGCGAATTGTAATTGTTCAATAACCGTATTAAGGTGTTCTGTAAAATTTGTCCAAACCATACAATCGTAGTTTATTTCAACGTAATCCGGCATAGTAACATTAAATAGTTCGTATTTTGGTTTTGTACTTGCACCAAATAAACTAAATCTATCATATCGGTTTTCAGGAGAATACTTTCTTATCGTTGGGTACGATACGTGTCTATTCAACATAGCCATTGCTTCATTTTTTGCAACACTAGTTCTTCTAATCATCATTAAAGGAAGTTGTATTTTTCCTTTTGGATCCCTATATACACCCTGTCTACGTGCACCATTCCATCTTTCTGAATTACCATATATAACCGGAATTTTTAAAAGTTTTCCATTATCATCCAGATTTGGTAGTACGGTATCTTCCAAATAGGTCATCATCGCATAATCAATATCAAATAAAGTTACACTCTGCTTTAAATCTTTTTTAGCAGATTTTATTTGATTTGCTCTGTTTAAATTGGGTTTTAATGGATTTGTTGACATATACTTTAATTAACTCGTTCTTCAATATTAAGTGTAGCTTTGTTTACCATAAAAGTGGAGCATACTATACTCCAATTTCTATCACTATTTTCTCCAGGTAATCCACCAACAAATTGTACTTCATTTGTATTATCTATTTCATAATATGAATTATCAAAATAAATAACATCACCAATTTCCGGGTATGCATTTCTTTCTTCACACAATAATCTATCAAATTTGAAAGTTATATTTTGTTGATTATCTGATCCAAATCCCTCATAAACTGCCGTTTCTGGCTCTTTATCAATCAAAACATATAGTTCAACTCCAGGATGCCAAGTTTTATTTGTAGATTCACCATATAGATTTACCCTTGTTTCATTTAAATTAATCTTAAATAAAACACAAGTATTTTCTATCACAGTATCCACCAATTCCCTTGCTAAACTTCTAAAAAGTTGCAAGTCCCTATCTAACATAAACTTTGGCATATTATCCTACATATAGTTTTAAAGGTACTTTTCTTAACATTTCTTGATGATGGTCTGCTTCGTGTGCCTTATTTTCCATCACTTTTATTCTACTTAATTCTTCCAAATTCTCTCTTAATTGAGTAATTAATGCATCCTTTTCTACCTGCGCCTCCGATCTCAATGCCGCACCATCCAAAGTCACATCACCATCTGGAATAGGAACGGAATTATATTTTTCTCTTATTGCTCCTAATAATTCTTTTGCAAGGGCAAGTGCGTATTTTCTAATCCATTGTTTACCGACATCATTTATATTACTATATTGAATAAAATCATACGGAATATCGGAATAATCCGAAAGTGAGTCCGATTGGATGGTTTGAGAATCATGTTCAAACTCATCTCTACTCATATAATCGAAGTATATTCTTTTTGGTGACCTTTCACTTGGAACAGGAAATATTTCTATTTTATTATCTACTATATTGAAAGTAAATGCCGATTTTCTTATTTGGTCATTAAATTCTATATGCTGCATTCTTAATAAATCCTCATATATAGGCATCATTAAGAACTGTGCTGCAGGTGAATAGTTACCAAACCCAAGTTCACCAATTAAGTTAAGGGTTCCCTGTGCGCCAACCGAATATGGATCAAAAAATCTTGTAATTGCCGGTACTGCTTCGTAGAATACCTTAACAACATCAATTGTACTACTAGTGTACATTGTTGCAAATGATTGTGATGTTTCTACATCAATCGCACGTGTCATTAAATCATATTTTTGTACCGATGCGGTCAATTCAAAATATGCTTTTTTCATACTTGTATTACCACCGACACCCGCCAATGTTCCGTATTGCTGTGCCATACGAATTGTAGTTGGTAAAAAAGAACCATCCACCAATGTTTGTGAGTAATTAGACCTTGCTCCTTTTGGTTGTCCTCTTAAGATATCAAGGTTATTACGAAGATTGAATTGATTTATTTGTGCCGAATATTCGGATACTGCTTCTTCAAAACATGCCCAAATTTGTGGATTATCCAGTTCTACATTAACAATTGGATATCCAAGTCTTTTTGCAACCCATACTGCAGTTTTTGGTGCATCCGTTTTAAAATCGGAATCATTATCATATATCCCAAATGGAGTTGCCTCTGCAGATGATGATGCTGATAAAAATGCATTGAGCGTTGAACCAGACCAATAAGTGTTTACAGACATTATTATTTAATTTTATAGAGTTATACTACTATAAATATATAAATAATTAAAGAGTAACGAAGTTTATTAAACTAATCGAATTTTTATTGTTCCGTTGGTGTGATATAATCCACCCAATGGAATTCCGCCGGATTGTGCTTCGGTATCATTTGCAAAGTTATAAGATGATGATACACTAGCTAATATCATCGTAGATTCTGCTAATCTTACATTAGGATTATTAGTCCACACAGATGATGACCGATATAAAGTACTTCCACCATTATTAGTTGCCGCATCTTTTAATGAACCTGTGTAAATGAGTACATCATGTAATTCATTAAGTTCAAAACCGTTCATGACATACACATATATTGAACCATTAGTTGCCGATGATAATACTTTACCAACTCTAACATTATGGTTTGGTGCAACAGGTATTTGGTTTGAAAATTTACCGGATGATGATAAGTATAGTTCTGTATTAGCAGTATATGCCGTTGTATTTATATTTCGTAATACACCATTTGATATAACAAATCCACTATTATTTGCGGTAATATCACTTGCAACAATACCCATTGTTCTTGCTGAAAGTGCTTCTGTTATCATACTAGCGGTTGTAAATGTAGGTCTTTGACCTGCTTCACCATTGATATAAACAACCATTCCCTTTGTAAGTGTGTAAGTATTGGTATTTTTCCCCCGTATAACTGTCATTGCTCCAACTTCAATCATAAAGTTGTCTTGACCGGTATCAATTCCTAAAGTTTTTGCATCATCATACCAATGAATTCTACCCTCATCGTGTGTTGGATTTGCAGTTAAAGAAAAATCAATGTGGTCAACCGTTTCTATACTTCCCGTCATATAGATTGATCCTGTGGTGGTATAGTTATAATTCAATTGATTTGCGGTAATCGTACCCGTTACATCCAAATTTCCGGATATTATTTGGTTGCCTACAAAAATATTTGAACCGGTGGATGCAAATATTCCTTCCGAAACATATCCCAATTGGCCGTTCTCTTGCTTCGCAACTATATACGCAGATGCCGTATATTGGCTTTCGTATAAATCCCAAGCTTTAAAAATTATTGTTGTTTCGGTTGGGATGCTTTGATATTTTGGTGCTATACTAATCATATCATATAAATATAATATTTTTACAAATAAAAAAGGGATAACTTTCGTTACCCCTTTTTTTATGTTTTTAGTTTAAGATACTAAAATCTACTCAAAGATTAAAGTGTATTCAAACCATCAACGACAATCTTACCGTAAAATTCTGGTCTTACGATTTTCTTAGCGTATCTAGTCATAACACCTCTTCTTGGAGTGAAGTTGGTTGGGTCATAAACTAATGGAGTCATAATCAACGGAACATACGGAGCGTAAACAGCACCTGTTTCGAAGAAGTTAGAACCTTTGAAACCTAACAATATTACATTCTCAGTCATATATGGGTTTTTGTAAACATCATATCTGTTAGAGATAGAACCGATGTTAGTTACACCAGCTGCGAATTGTAAAGCATCTTTACCTGGGTTAGCAGAGAATCCGTTCATAGATTCCAAAATTGTAGCTACGTTTGGAGAACAAACGATAAAGTTTGCACCACCTCTCATAGTCAATTGGTGAATCTTGTTAGAAACTTTCTGCAATTTGATACCCAATGTTTGATACCAAGTGCTCTTTGTGTAAGCAGAAGCTGCTGCTGCGTTTGAATCGATAGCGAATGCCGCACCGTTCCAATCATATCCAACTCTTGCAGACCAGTAATCAGTTGTGAATGCGTTTTGCTGCAACATCTCAAGGATTTCCAAATCAATCTCAAGAGAGATGTATTCAGAAAGCATTTGAGTC